TGGAGAATTCAAAATTAGTCGTCTCCATAGTTCAACATCAGCTTCAACTGATGTTAAACCAACTTCTTGACCGCTATATGTTGATTTTGTTGTCTTAACATAATTTTTTAATAAATTGTCTTCTAAAATAGATGAAATTAAATCCCAACCTAAGACACCAGCTAAATCTTTTAAATATTTATCTGGCATATTGTCTTGTTTATTATAAGTAACAACATTAGCGAAAGAAATACTAGTAATAAAAGTGTTTATTTCATCAAAAGATATACCATAAATGTTAAGAGTTTTATTCACTTTTTGACCAGAAGTATCTAAATGTTCTTCAGCTAAGTGAACAGGTGTTGTGTCGAAATCAGAGATTGATTCAGACACTAAAAATCTATTCATCAAATTACTAGTAGTCAAATCACTATTATTTGAGATTCTTAATAAAGAGGTAGCGTAATTAATATATTCACCACTATCAAAATCAATATTATAACCATCAGAAATTGGCCATGTAATTTCTTTGTCAACATACAAGGTAATTCCTTCTTCCGAAATTATTGGTGAATTAAAAGTAGCTCTATATTTTGGAAATGTTTGTCTATTTAATAAATAACTTTCAAAATTATTTAAACCATTAAAAAATAAATCTTCATTTATTTTGTTTGGTTTAATATGATATTCTATACTAGTTGATTGACCCGAAAATACTGGACCTTTTACTTCAAAATAAATATAATCATTTGTTAAATTAGTCGAACCAGTAAAACCAACAACTTTGTATTCGATAGCATCTCTTAATATAACATATGAACCATAATTAACAGTTAAGTTTCTCATGTCATTTGTCTCATTAAAAGTATCAACGATACTACCATTTTTTAAATAATTAACATCGAACTTATTAGTGATTAACGATGTGTTAACTTTAAATGAAGAGATGTCACTTATTATATCATAATTGTAGTTTGTATAGGTGTTATCTATAATTGATTGACCCAAATCATTAACGATAAACGGTGATAAAAATAAAGAAGCTGGCCATTTAGTTATAATATTTTCTAAACTAACACGAACAAATTCAGTTAAAGACCCGAACATAGCGTAATACTTTAATTTACTTTTATCTAAATTAAGTATAACACCAGCATTATTGGTTAATAAAACATTTGTTTCTTCAACAGTTAAAACTAAGTTTTCTAATGAGTAGTAATCAGAAAATTGACCCGAATTATAAGTTTTATCTTTTTTTGGGTCCATGTTTGTGGTGATAGAAAAATTACCCATGGTAAACAATGGTGTACCACCTTCACTAGTTAACTGTACACCAACTAGGTCTGGACTAAAATCCCTATACTCTATGTTACCATTGTAGACTTCTTTTTTTACATAACCAGCTACTTTAATTTTATCACTCATTTTTACATTAAATTGTTGTTACATTATTAAAGCTTTTATCGAAATCGATACTAGCTTTTTCTTCTCTAACTTCAAATAATGGTTTACCAGTAAATTTATCTTTAATTTCGTATAAATTGTATTGTTTATAAATATCATTATTAAAGTTGTAGATAGTATAAATACCATCATCAAGACTTTTTGTTTGATTACCAAACAATGCGAATGCAAGTGTTTCAACATCGTGTTGAACCATTTCAACTTCAAGCATAATAGGGTTAAAAAACGTATTCGTTATAATAACTTGTTGGTTGGGTTGACCGATGAATGGCAACGCATTTGGTTTAACGTTTGAAGCTGACGCTGGCGATACAGTACAAAAAGTAAGTGTAGAGTTATCATTAAATCTATAGCGAATAGCTTTTTGATTAGAATTAGTAAGGTTTTGGTTTACTGGTTCTGCTCTGTTGTTAGAAGTAATTACCCTAAAGAAATTATTTAATTTCGCATCAGTGTTTGTAGTGTTTGTGTTTAAATATTCAATTCTATAACCAACTAAACCATCGTTTTCGAATCTATTTAAAAAATTAGCTGGGATGTTTGACATATCAAACAATAAACCTTTAATATCTGGATATGCTGATAAAACACCAACATCGACAATGTTAGTTCTAATTTCAATTGGTTTAATGATAATCGTATAAAAACCTTTAACCCCAAAAGTAGCTACAGGTAATTTTAGCGTATACATACCACCAAAAACTTCAAAACCAGTTATATTTGACTGGGTTTTGTTTGGGTTATCAATTTTAATTAAAACCTGTGATGGGTCTAATTTTGTTAAGTTAGCATCACCTATAGTGTCCCTAGACGGTGTAAAGTGATAAAAAATCTCTACGTCATCTGGTGAAATGTCTGCTGGTCTTACTGTACCATATGTTCCTGTTGCCATTTTATTTGTTTTTAATTAATATAATGATATTTTTAAAAAAGTATATTTTATTGTTTATTTAATTTATAATATCCGTTTCCGTATCTTGTTAATTCAGAAATATTACCTATTTCTGAAAGTCTTAAGTGTAAATCCAGTACACTAGTTGAGCCTCTATCTATAAATACATCGCTTTGTACTTCTGGTGGAGAAATAATACCAAATAAAAATTCTTCTTTAGTTAAAGCGGATAAAGAAACGTTTGTTTCGTTCCAACCTTCCCCAATAAATCTAAACGTACTCAATGGAATAATTGTGTTTATACCATCAATGTTTAATGTAGTAGTTCCACTATAATCTTTGTATTGAATCCCAGTTAATTGTGAATTAGTACCTAAATTACTGTTGTTTTCTGTGTCAAAAACATAAATCTTAGGTTCACCCATTGATTTGATTCTATCGACACCTAAAATTGTTAAATTATTATAATTTACATAAGTTTCGGTTGCAGTATTAAAATTTAACCTAAACTGATTATCTGATTTATATGATTTAACATCATCTATTTTAGAATCAGTATTACCAGTTATTGGTAGATTACCAAATACATAATAATCAGATTCAATAGAATTTGGTAATCTAAGTATTCTTTTATCCGTACCGCTTACATTTGTTAATGGTTGCGATGTTGCCCCAGCCATGAATGGAAATATATAACCTAGATTATTTAATTTTGAAATTAGAATACTATAATCTACTGAATGATTAACTTTATCATTTAAAATAAATTCTGAATCGATAAATAAACCCATATCGTCAATATTTTGGGTTAATAAAACGTTTAAATAAAAAGTAGATGCAGTAATAGTCCCCCACGTTTTACTGTCATTGCCTCTATCTATACTATTTTCTAGTAATATTTTTCTTTTAATTACATCCATTACGTTGCTTTTATTTCATATAATGTAACTTTACACGTATTACTATTATAAATTACGTTATTTGACCCACTAACACCTATGTTACCATGATAAGTTTCATCTATTTCATAATAGTATCCAGTAGTCGTTCTAGTCATCTTATATCTAGTATATAGTTCGTGAACTAATTTATCAATAGGTTGTGGTGTATTTTTAACCATTAAATTTACTGACTTACCAGTTTTTGCGTTTTTAAAACTGGCTCTCATGTAAAGATATTTTGACTCACCAATATCTAATTCATCTTTATAATCATATAAATGAAACCCTTCAGCAAAACCTCTAGGGTTAAGTATTGGGTTTTCAACAACAAAGTTAATTGGTATTTGGTATACATCAACTGCTTGACCAGGTATACCGTTTGTTGTTGAAATTGGCAGATAATCAGTTTTATTCAAATTAGCGAATAGTGTTAAATAAGTTATTAATTTTTGAGTCAAAGCGTTATCGTTATCGTAAAAAGATAGATTTAAAAATGTTTCTTTAAAACTATTTTTTCTAAATTTTATATCATCATTATTAAAACCTATGAGGCCATAATAATCAACGTATGTGTTTGACGCACCAAATAATTTAACATCATAAATTATTTTATCGATATGATTATTTTGTAAGTCTAGCGGTAAAAACCTAACCCTATCATAATCAAGTATTGGATTGATTGAGTTCTCAACTTCTGTTTCAACAAAAACTCTATCAATTAATTCAGCATTATCAACTATTTGAAAATCCATATCAATAGGGAACGTGATAGTAGTAGCTGTTGCACCACTAGCTAGTGTTGAAAGGTTTATTTTAAATTTATTAACAAACATCTGGGTTAGCTGTATTTACTGCGAATTTATCCGTTATTCTTTCACCAATTGGGTCGTTTGGAAATTTACCATAATAAAGATTCCATAATGAAAATTGGTCTTGTCTTCTTAT